GGATCGATTACCGAAACCGTATTTTCCACCTGTTGTGGCGAATATCTGCTCCAAGGTACTGAGCTTCAGATATCACAGCCACCTGGCTACGATTACGAGGGCCGACTCGATCTTTTTACCCGTTGGAATCGCATACTGACAACCGACGAAATTTTGCAATTCTATAACCGCTCCAAGGCGGGACTGGCACCGATCTAATGACTATTCAAGAAATCAAAGACTCTGCGGAAGCGTTTATCGAGGGCAAGAAATCTGTCATCTTGCCGCTTCAACAAGCGTGGATCGATACGCATGACAAATTTTGGCAAGGGTTAAGAACTCCAACAATTATTCCGCAAGACGGGGCAGAACTGCCGACCGACCAAACATTGGCGAGGTATCCGTTGCCGAGTTGGTTTTCGTTCGGTCTGACGCTACCCTCCATCTCTCCTTATTCGATTAGTTGTGACGAGATAGTCAGCCATGATTGCGATGATGACTGTCGGCAAGTTTCGTTCAGTCTGGCTACCCGGTTCGTCTACGATGACACGCTGTATGCAAAGCGGTCAAACTGGTGCGAGGAGAGCGGGTGGGTTGACTATCCGTGGGATGTTCAGGAGCCGATTGAGTGACCTATGGAGAGAGCATTTCTCGAATACGGAATACTCGGAATATCTGTCCTGATTTTGGGCGGCATCGTCTACAAGTTTATTCTTGTTCGACTATTGCGGGAATCAGATGACATGAAACTGGAACTGCGAGACATCCAATCCCGATACCACGTACTCCTCAATCAGCAACTATCGGATTATAAATCGATAATACGCACATATAATGACCTCACAATGAAGACAAAAAAGACCCTTGATACTGCTTCTGAAGTTATGGAATCTGTACTGGAGAAATTAGATGGAGGGAAGTGATGGAAACAAAAGACCTCGAACTCCAAAGAAATCGACTTCGGATTTACGCCATGAAGCTGTTCGGCTTGCAGCTTTCCCCGGCAGCCTCAATGTTTGGAGAGATTGCTCAGGTTCTTGGACACATCAACCAGCAGCAATTAAAAGCGGCATTAAAACTACAGGAGACATTTCGGGGGAACGGTCGTAGTGTTCCCCGACTCGGAGAGATTTTACTTGAACAAGGGCTTCTTGATGATTCTCAGTTGGAGACGGTCCTCGACGAGCAGACCCGCCTCAGTTCAACTATCGACGATACTGAAGAAACAAGACTCGCAAATCTCGCAAGCAGAGCAAGAAGACTTCAATTACAAAAAGAATCCAAAGAGATCAGTGGCAATTAGATGAGGACCGAGGAAATAAAGAAGATCCAGAACCTTCAAGTATTAGCCGACTGCGTACTTGATGAAGTTAAAGACCATATTGTCAGTAGGCAACTATCGCATTATCAAGAATGCGGATCTTTTTGGTCGGTTCCTTTGAATCCGTTCCCGGTCCCAAAGGATGGAAAATCAGAGGAGTTCATTAACGGTATTTATTCGTTTCCTGGGCAAATGCCTTGGTGCGAACTCGCATTAAATTGGCCTGATCAGTTCCCATTTTCGATTGCGATCTATTCTTGGGACTTCGAAACACCGTTTTCTCCTTGGTCAGATCCAGACGCTTGTGATGACGTAGATCCTCAGTTTGCGGTATTCCTTGCGTTCTATTGGAAGAACGATCTCTTTCATAGAAGAGCAATCTACAATCTCAGTATGTCTCGATGGGAAGAAACGGATTGGGGAAAAGAATCGTAGGTATATACGTTTGAGGGAGAACCGGAATGCCCGGACCAGACATTCAACATTTCAGAGTTTGCAAGAGGGGTGAAACAACCCAGAAGACCGGATGCACTCCTGTCGGACAACCCACCAAAAAGGGGGGTCCACAAGAAGTCCAGAGTGGTTATGACCCAGCGACTAAACCGGGTGGGTTCTCCCCGAAATCTGGAAAGATCAACAAGACTCTGAAAGAGATTTATGACCAGTGGGATCGGGTCAAAGAAGAATCCGTTTCCCAAATCGGGGGAAGTTCGAATTCCGCTCGTGCTGCGGTCATGCTGGCAACCCTCAAGGATATGTCACTCCCAGAGATCGATGAAGATGCTATGGCACCTCTCGTTCGGTGGAGTATCGGGAAACCGATTGCAGATGTGAAGCTCGTGCGGAAGATCGTAGAGAAAGAGAAGAATAAACAAGAGCAGGATGAGGGTGGATGTTGTCCCGCATGTTTTCGTTCTTATGACGGTACGTATTTGCAGAAGATCTCCAAACGCATCCAAGAGCAGGATGATCCTGAGTGGTATATCCAAGTTGCTGCTCAGGCAATCGAGGAGATGAAGGGGGTTGAAGCGGGATTGGATCTTGCGGAATACGTCATCAAGAAGACCCCCAAGAGTCCCTGGAGGGAACAATTTGACTATAAAGAACTGGAATCTCTTCCGAGTTTTTCGAGTCTTCCTGAGTTCACGTTTATCACTCTGGGCACATCGGAGGGTAAACCGTGTGGACCGGGACAGAACCCAGAGAGGGACAAGTGCATTCCGGCAGGGAAAGATAAGGGTGAGGGTAAGGGTGAGGTCTATGAGGGTGAAAGTGAAAGCAGATTAGATCAACATATAGAGAAGGTTGAAGATGCTATTGAAAACGCTAAAGCGAACATTTATTCGATAAAAGAGGATGCTCGACAAAAGGGGGAGAAGGTAAATAAATGGGAGATGGCAAATGCCAAAAGTGACTTAGAGTTTCACGAGAATGTTCTTGCGTCGATGAAGAAGCAGAAGGAAGCGGGTAGTGCCGAAAAGTCTGATGAAGAGGTAGAGATCAAGGAAAAGGCTACCGTCTACGATTCGAAAGATGGCACGCAAGAAGAGATCGAGATAGACCAGAAGTTCTGGGGCGAAGACGGTGAACTAAAGGATATGCCCTCACCGGACGAGCAACTCGCAGTGATGAAAAATCGTCTGGAGAGTAACCAGATTGTATCTCTCGTGAATTCTGTTAATGCGTCTATGGATGAACCCATGTCGGAAGAGGATATGGAGTGGGAAGGTAAGAAGACAAGTTCTCGCCTGGAATTGGTATCAGATGGTCTGGCCGGATCTAAGGATGCAGAAAAGTGGGCACAACTCAGAAAGGTGACCGCTGGGTATTTCAAAGAGAAGATGCCTAATTACTCCGAGTCGGAAAAAAAATATGAAGATAAGGTGATGTATAAAAACAAAGAGGGAGTTTGGACTGAGGAAGAGGGCGGTCCTTCTGGGGAAGAGGGCGGTTCTTCTGGGGAAGACACTCAGCAAGGGAAAAGGGACTACGAGAAGCGAAGAGAGGCATATAAAAAAAGCGATAAAGCGAGAGAAGCATACGATAAAGCGAAGGGAGATGAGCCTAAACCCGAAGAGCAGGAGAAAGTGCAGGAGAAAGGCAAGGATGGCAGTTCAGATCCTTTCAAGAAGAAAGCGTACACGAATAGAGCAACCTTTAAGGATGTTCTCAGTCAGTATCAGGAGAATAAGAAAAACAATCGTCCTATGGATAATGTGTTTTTGTTGACCAAAAGTTTTGGGACTCCAGAAGAATCAAAGATGGCAAGGCAGATTATTGATATCCAGAAAACCTATGGAGGGGATTCTGTTACCAATGAAGAAATGGTATGGATGAAAAAGACCGCAGATAAATACACCAAACTTTTTGGAGATCCCAAATCTGCTGAAAAGGCATTTAATAAAAACAAGAAGAACCGGGAAAAAAAGCCAGAGAAAAAGTCCAAGAAGAAAACCGGAAGAGGGGGGGCGTCTCGTAGGTCTGGGGCGTCTCGTAGGTCTGGGGCACCTAGGTCTGTGAATGTGAAGCTCCCCTCGTCGAAGATATCTGATCCACGGGATGTTCCCGGTGGCAAAAGAGACCCCGGAAACGCTCCAAAGGGGCAAACGGTGGCAGCAAAAACCTCCGAAAGAGTTCAAAAAGAAGTCAGTGCGTTTTTGGATATGTTCAATAATGCGTTGCGGAGTGGTCGCAGTGCGGAGAGCAGGAGGCAGAGTTGAGGCAGGTCATAAGACAGAAGGATTTCTTGGATCATTCTTCTGCATTATTTACGAAAATAGTCCTCGATCTCGCTACGGCAAAGATTAAATGCAAGTTGTCTGAGGAAAATAGAGCATTAGAAGGTCTCGATACCCTTCTGAAAGACACAATGATCCTTTCAAACCTGATCGGTAGGCAGTTTACCTATCGAAAAGCCCAGAAGGTTGAGGATCGAAATGATCGTGGAGATCGAACCGTCCTTTTCGGTGAAGAGAAAACCCCCGTATTCCCCCGAATGACCTATCAGGATGCTCTGGATGACCTGTTGGGGCGAAATGTGGAAGTGGTTAGTGATGAAGCTCTCGCCATGCGGAGAGGATATATCGAGGTCCAGAGGATGTATTCTCGTGGACACACGTTCGCTCTTGCCCGTAGTGCGTCCGAAAAAGTAACAAGCAAAATCCAGAAGGTACTGGAATCGATGATTCGGGGCCGGAAATCACCGGATGCGTATAATCGACAAGATCCGGCAGAAGTAATCGCCAAAATGGGGAATTGGTCGAGAGCATACGGAGAAGTGGTTTATCGGACAAATATGGCAACCGCAATGGTTCAAGGCGTCAAAGATATGGCAATGGACCCTGAAATCGATGGAATTATCGGGGGTTTCCAGTTTTCTGCGGTCGGGGATGTAGATACCAGGCACAATCATCAGGCAGCAGACGGTTTAATTGCTGGTATGCACGATCCAATATGGAAAAGATTCACCCCCCCTATAGGCTATAACTGTCGATGCACCCTCGTTATGGTCGATAAGTATGAGTTGAAAAGTAAGGGTCTCATCAAGGACGGGAAGGTACTTCGACTTCTGCCCTCCACCTTTTCCGAGGCATATCCAGACAAGGGATTTCCTGGATTGCAAAAATAAAACACTTTCACAAGCGTATTATTGTTTTCAGGTCAAAATTAAAGGATAAGATTTCGAGTAATGAAGATATTGACAAAAGAGCAAAAGGCTTGTGTGTCCAAAAAAATACCCATCTTAATAAAAGAAGGTATGAAACCGGACCAAGCCACTGCTGTGGCAATTTCTATGTGTACGGAGAAAAAGAATATGTCCGATAAAACAGAAAATCGGGATGGTTATTCTTTTCAGAAAAATGATGACGGATCTTATACCATTTTCGACGTTCCGATTATGGCAGAAGTCCCCAAAGGTCAAAAGGGTGCCCCTCGTCGCATCGGACCTAAGTGGATGCGTCTTGCTGTAAGGAGAGCGGAGAAGCGATGGAAAGAGGATGGGTATAAGGCACCTCTTCATGTTGATCATCACGGTGGACGCAAAACTACAGAAGCTGCTGGTTTCATCTTCCCCAAGAAGGTGAAGAAAATGGCTTACCAGAGCAAACCCGTATGGGCTATTTTTGCGGATCTGGAGGTCAGAGAAGAGGCGTTTGAGGGAGTAAGAAAGAACCACTTCCCCTATCGTTCTGTTGAGATTTTTTCCTGGGAAGACCCAGAGGTTAATTCTTTGGCACTTTTAAGTGACGAAGTTCCGTATTTTAGGTTCGACATTCTCCGGTTGGGGGATGAGAAAAAACCAGTAAAGAAGTTTAGAAACCGTGAACCAGTGGTGGCTTGCCGTGAGTTTGCGAATGGATCAGCAATTCTTTTCAGTTTCGGAGGAGGCCAAATGGCTACTGAAGAAAGATACGACGAACGGCAAGAGCAAGATTCAACGCCTGCTTTCGCCAGTGAAGATTTCGAGTCCAGGGAGGAACGTGCCGAAGTAGATCGGTATGAGTACGAAGAGGGCAAGGAAGAAGGAGAAGAGGAGGAGATGTGCGAAGATAAGCCGGAAGATAAACTCGGACTCGGAACACATCTTGAAGCAATCTCCGCAATGTTGTCTAAAATCGCTGCCAAATTGGAAGTCGATAGCGATGAAGATGTAGATGAAGTCGAAGAGGAAGAAGACATTGAGGAGACCGAGGAATCTGAAAAGATCGTCGCTCCTGTCGAGCAATCGGCAACAATGGCAGCACTTTCAGGAAAGATCGCTGCACTGGAAGCTCGTGAGCGTAAACGTGCTACTCAAGAGAAGAACAGTTCTTTGGTGGAAAACGCAATGGTCGAACTTGCCGAATGGCATCCTGATGAATCGACCCGTGCGAACATGGAAACCCTGATTTCTACCTCGACTAAACCGAGGGAGACCATCAAGGCTTTTGTGAGTTCCTATAAGACTTCTGTACCTAAGTATCCGGCAGCGACTATGGAAGAATTTGAGGCTTCCTTTGGTATTGCTGATCCCCCGGAGGTTCTCAAGTATGCTAATGAGGGTGCTGATGCACTTTCAATGGCTCGTGAGGCTTCCACACAATATGATGAACTCGAAAAGCGTGGTCTCGTTACCGCTTCTCGTGAATCTTTTGTTTCCACTCAACTAAATGCCGTTCAAGGCGAAATCGTTAGGAGATAAACATGGCACTTTCTGCTGATACCTTCTACGAGACCACCGTTACAGATGTAAATGCGTTTCCTCTTACTAACGCAGTTACTTGTTATGCGGGATCTCTAATCGGTATTGACGATTCCACGGGATATGCTGTCCTGTGGGCTGATACCGCTAACTATATTTTTGCTGGAATTGCCCTTCGTGAGGCAACTGGCGATACCTCTGCAAGTCCTGTTGTCAATGTAAATGTCAACTGTGGTGGTTTGATCTTGAAAAAGGTCGCTGTCACCGGGACTTCAGCAATTACTCATGTCGGAGACAAGGTGTATGCCACGGACGATAATACGTTCGACGTTTCCGCAACGAGTAACGTGCAAGAAATTGGGATTATTACCCATTGGTATTCAGGTACTACTTGCGATGTACAACTTTACTCCCTTGCCCAATACCAGGGCGTAACCAATTCTTAGGGTGAGGAGATAATTCAATGGCTGTTGGACAAATTGTATCTGCCAATACGCTGACTGCTGGTATCAGAGCAGACTTTGCTGATGCCTACCGTCAATCGTATGAAGCGGTTGCTGCTCGTCTGTCTTCTGTAATGGATCTTGGAATTCCAAGTGACAAGTTGACCGAGCTATACGCTTACTTTCAGAGTGCCCCCTACCCCCGTATATGGACGAGGGGACAGGGTATTCCTGCTGACGCTTTCGGATCGGTTCAGTTCTCTTGCACGAACAGAGACTTCGGGATAAGAATAGAGTGGCACGAAAATGATCGAGCTGACGACTTGACTCGTTCTCTTATGGAACGTGCCCGTGAAGCTGGAAGCAACTTTGCGACTCTTCCTGAGCGGATCTTTTTTCAGGTTCTTCTCAATTCAACTGATAATGACCTGTTGCCCGCAATTCCAACCGCTCCTGATGGTGCTGCCATGTATGCAACTACGGCAGGAGGATCGGCTCGGTTCGGAATTACAAATGGCAATCTGCTGACTGGCACCGGAGTCGCATCCAGTGCTGCCATCCGTAACGACTTTTTTAGTTCGGTTGAGCAGATGCGTGGATTCCAAGATACCGAATCGCAACCCCTCTGGAGCGACAATGTTCTGGATAAGGGTTTCACGGTTATCTTTGGTGTACACAACTGGCAAGTTTTCGCAGAAGCGTTCCAACAGGGACGTACTCTTGCTGGTCCTGTTTCTTCTACGTCTAACGCTGCGGTGACTAACATCATCATGGAGAGTGGACTGAAGATTGATCTTTGGCCCACCCAACGTATTCCTGCTTCTGATGACGATTTCTACGTCTTCAGTAAGGGTGCCCCTCATAAGGCTGTCTTCCAGCAACTGAGGCAAGCATTGCGGGAATCTTATGGCAATATGGACAACTCGGACTCCGCTCGTGAGACCAAGATTGAACATGTGCAATGGGATAGTCGTGAAGGTTACGGAGTCATGCTGCCGTATCAGACTGTCAAGGTTAATAACTAATCCTGATCTAATCAGGAACACTTGCTGGTATGGGTTGTGTCTCTTTGGAGGCACAACCTGTGCTAACCGAATAGCCGGGAGAACTCTAAATGACTGAATCAACTGTAAAGAAGCGTCGAGGTCGTCCACCTAAAGCCAAGGACAAATCGACCAGTGTAGGTTCCGAGACGATTGAATCTTTTAATGAAGTCGTGAACGACGATTTTGTTAAGGAAACCACAATCAAGTCTAGCGGAGCCATTTTAATTAAAACCCCCAAATCCAAGACCGAGAAGAAATATCAGGTCTGGATGGGTACGACAGAGGAATGCCCCTATTGGACTGTTCATGCTGGGGGAGCGGATTTCCCTAGGCATAACGAGATTCTTCATTGGGATGAAGATGGTGGTGTTTCTCACCGGGACCGTGTTCTTGGGAAAACTATCGAGTTGGGACGTACCGATATCGAACTGATCGCTAAAGCGGTTGGCAGAAAGGTCGTTCGCTCTGAAGGTGCAAGATCATTCGTATTAAATGCAGATTCCGGTAGGTATCGGCAAAAAGGGAATGATGAGCCTCTCGGTAAGTTTCTATACATGAAGGTTATCGAGGCCGATATGCCTCATAATTGGAGACATAAAACACCAGAAACTATGGTGTAAGGGATAAACAAAAATGAGTAGTCCGAGTCAAGCCGAAGTTGAGACTCAGATTTCAAATGTGGTTGCAATTCTTGAGCATTTTCGTGAGTACGCAGGGGTAAGCTCTGACAATTACCTGGATGACGAGGACACCCTCATCCAGAGTCTTGAGACTGACTATGCACCAGAGTTGTTAAGCACCATTGCAGGTTTTCGGGCATCACTCGTTTCTGCTATCAATGGGGGGGGATCGATGATGTCCCCCCTGTTCATTCAAATGGGTCAGGTGATCGATGCACCGGAGAAGGATGTTCAAACCATTCTTACCCGACTCTACGAATACATGAACACCAATAGCCAAGCGGTAAAGAGTCGTGGGTTCACCTATGGTGCAGTATCTGATCCTGGTACATCCAATGTGGGATCAGGGACCATAAAGAGGCTCACAGGGGACGAGAACGCATACGACATAGAGAACTGTACCCCAGAGGTTAAACTGGCTGAGTGCGTCTCTGATGCGAACTCAGGGGCACAGAAGAACGAAGAGGTCTTCCAGTTTCGTGGATCTGATTCGGAGAAGGATGCTCTGAAGATTACGGGATCTGGTTTAACGACTCAGATTCGTAGTGTTTCGGCCAGAGATTCGTTGACTGGGAATAGCAGTTTTACTCGATATTCGGGGACTACTGCTGCTCCGACTGCGATTGATGATTGGACGGTTAATGGAGACATTGCCAACTTTCAGATCGATACAACCAATTACTACCGTGACGATCCAAGTGATGGTGGATCTCCTGCGTCTTTGGTTTTCGAAACAAACGATTATGTTTCACAAGCGTTTAGTGTTCGGAATATCGACATAAACCCGAATGTTCCTTACTACTGCTCGATTGCCTATAACAGGCAGGTTGGTTCTGGGGATGGCAACTTGACTCTTACCTGTGGTGACCAGACTGCTACGGTAGCTCTTTCTGCTCAAACCGGGTGGAATCTTCTGGAAGTTGCAATCGGCCAAAAGAGTTGGCTCAAGACTTTTAACGCTTCGACTCCTGTTGTAAAGATCGAGTTGGCATCCAATACAACCGGAACGGTTCTTGTGGATGATTTGATTTTCACTCCGTTTCAGCCTTTTGATGGTCTTTGGTATCTTCCTCTTGGGGGTGCCACTCCGTTTTTGAGACTGGATGATTTTACATGGACCGACTCTGCGACTGAGTCTGTTTTGCAGTTTTGGTTTTGGAAGTCTTTGGGTCGCTATCTTCCTCATGCCACAGGTGGGTCGATTACCTGGGCAGATCCTTCATAGGTGATTCATGAGTTTGACTCTTAATGTTCAGAACAGATACGGGACTCAATTTCTCGTCAATCTGACAAACCCGACAGATCCAAGCTCCACAACTATAGATACCACCCGATTGTCAAATGCTTGCACGGATACAGAAGCGGATTTCAAGATCTATTCTGGGGTTGTGTATAACGATAATGATGCAAGACACGTCTCGGTTGCTGTTGATGGGGTCGTAGCCAAACTTGGGGTGAGGACGGGGACGGGTGGAAACTACGCTCGATCTCAGCATGAGGAGTATATTTCTCGACTGAGGGATCTCGCTCTCGTTACTGGACGAGATCGTATATCTCCAAAGACAGATTCCGTACTTCAACCATCTCCAGAGCAGACTGGGGACGAGGTTGTTCGACCAGAATTCGACTGGAGGCGATTCACCGATCTTATTCCTGGGGCACCTGCACCTGGAAACGATTGGGATCATTCATAGCGGGAGGTCTTTATGACTGCGGATATGGGGTATACAGGTGAGAATATATCCACCAACCCTACCGGACCACTCGCTTCTCAGGTCAGAAAACTCGCTCGTATACGCAAGAGACTGGAAGATCCAACCGTCCTTTTGCGTCAGATCGGGGTAGTAGTAGCCAAGAATGCTCAGAAATCCTTCGATGAGCAATCGTTTGGAAGTGAGAGTTGGTCTCCACGCTACAAGGGGACTCGTGCTGGAGCGGAACCGTCCATAAATATTGCCGGGGCGTTACAGGATTTCACAGACGGAAAGCGGAAACCGAAGAATAGAAGGTTTCAGACAACCCCCGCATTGATGGATACGGGTCTTTTGCGTAGATCTCTTGGGGTCTCGAATTCGGTTAAGAGGGTTTCTTCTCATGCTGTAGTGGTTGGAGTTTTCGGGAAAGCTGAGTTTTACGCTCCTTATCAGCAATTCGGTGGAACCAGGAAGACTCCTGTCACCGAGGGTGCTTTGGATAACTACAGTTATTGGATGAAGGGTCTGAAGGAGAAGAGAAGGAGCATCGGAACGTATGATAAAAGCTCCAAAAAGTGGGTAGCGAACTCTGCTGGTAGAGCGAAATCTGGTGGAACCGCTCCCTCTAAACCCTCATCTCGCAAGACTACTCCACGCAAGGCTACTCCACGCAAATCGACCCCTCGCAAGTCACCGACTGCGGAAAAGAAGACATCGAGTGCCTTCGACTCCTTTTTGAGAATGATTCAGGATGCCGCTTCAAAGGGGAAGAAGTCGATTATCCAGGGGGTTATGAAGCGAGGTGCCCGATTCTCTGTGAAAAAAGAGGATAAGAGCAAACCGAAACGGACAAAGCAGGATCGTCTTGATAACCTATCTGAAATGGTCAAGAGGGCAGAGAAGATGGGTTTCCTGTATAAGACTAAAATGCTAACGACAAATATAGCGGCAAGACCGTTTCTTGGGATAACGACTCAGGTTTCACAAGAAATTGCTCGTACTATTCAGGATCGTTTTGCTGATAGAACAAAGAAATCATGATAGAGCGAGGGATCTGAATAAATGTCAACTGCATTAGTTCGAGATATTCTTCGAATACCGGGCCGAATCGTTATAAATCCGACGAACCTGGCAAGTGCATTTCCTCATGGTGGAACCGAGATGGGACTAACCCGTGACGCAGAGATGCGGTTCGGGATATCTACGAGTCTGGTCACTGCCGAGGAGTGGGGTCAGGCACCTGTCGAATCAGTTTATACGGGTGAATCTGCCGTTTTCGCAGCAGTATTAAGGGAGTGGGACAATGATGCCATTAGCAACATCTTTCCAAACACAGGGACTGGAGCTACCTCTGGAGACCGCTCTATTCTGGGACGAGTATCCGGGGGATCATTCAATCGTGCTGGGTATCTTCTGAGCAACAAGTCTTTTATCTTGCTATTCTCACCGAAAGCGGTGGATCGTCATCCTATGGTTCTCGTTCGCAAGGCGATTCCTATGGTAGAGGAGACTTCCTTGATGCGTCTTTCTTTAGCGGAAGAGTTTGGTATCGGGGTCGTTTTCCAGGCAATCCCCAATTCGACAGGACAGGTATACGATATCGGCAAGAGAGAGGACTTGACCCTATGATCGACGAGTTTGTAATTGACTCTGGTCTTATCTCAGAATCTGACGATGGGATCGATGATGTTTCGTATATGGTTTTGTCACGAAACGCAGAATGCTTCTTGCGGAGTGGTGGAACTCTTACGATGAAGGATTGGTTTGGTCTTTCGGATGAAACTCGATCAGCGTTTGTTTCGGCTGGAAACCGGATCATGAGGGATAAAGCGGTTCTTGTCGGTTTGGCCTCTCAGTCAACCTATCAGGCATCTTTGATTATGTCTCAGGATGATGATGGTGAGATGATGGTCAGGAACATACTTTCTGTCGTTCTCGACTCAGCCCAGGTATCCATTGAGAGTAAGAAGGAAGTAAACCTGTGAACACTTGGCAAGTTATTCGACAAATTAAATACCTCCTTCTCCAGCGGAAGTGGGAGGGGACCGGGTCGGATGTTTTCCAAAACAATTCGGTCGTTATTTCGGTCGCACCTGACGATCAAGCACTTTCGGTTCTTGTCACTCCAACGGCAGTATTGCGTCCTTTGGGTGCCCAGTCTGATCCTATGCACGATGAGGAACCGGATCTCATCATGCAATCGATTGGAGTTCGGTTGAGCGTAACCGTTCCCGGTGACCCACTCGGCCAATTTGCTCTTATCGGTGGAGGTCGGCAGGGGCAGGGGGATTCTCGTGGACGAGGATTGCTGGAGGTCGAGGAAGAACTTTATGGTGCCATCGAGAGTTTGAATACGATCAACGGGGTTGTGATCTATTCGAGGGCAAAGTCTGAAGCGGAAGCGGAACTGGATGATGACAATCGCTATTCCTGCATTCGGACTTATCTTTTCGATGCGTTGACCACTGCGAGTCGGTTTTATCATCCTGTTCTGGGATTTGTTGCGACTGATAATGCGGCTTCTACTTTTTGTGATCTGAACTGGACATCTGCCCCTATGCGTTTTGATTCTCGTGGGGTCAGAATACTGAGAAAATCGGGATCAAGCCCAGCAACAAATCCTACTGATCTGTCCGCTTCTGTAGTTGCAGATGGTTCAGCTTTTCCAGCAGTAGCAGGATACTGGAGGGATAGGCCAGGGACTGGAACATATTCTTATACCATCTGGGCCACTTATGATGAGTGGGGTTCCAGCACAACCGAGAGGTATAGTGCATACATGACTTCAACAGTGACGGTGACCTGATGGCTGAAGGACTACCAGACGTAAAAATCAAGATCGAACTTGATACTGCTGATGCATTAAAGAAGCTCCAGAAGATAGAGAGCAGGGTAAAGCGTAACAGCACTCTCTTGGGATCTCTTCGTGGAGGTGGAGGAGGGGGAGGGGGAGGTCGTGGAGGAGGAGGTGGAGGAGGACGGGGGGGTCGTGGAGGTGGAGACCCGGTTAGCGGGGCACTCAGGTCAACTGCACGATCCGTTTCTTCCATGAAGGTTCCTGATTTGTTTAAGTTGGGTGCAAACGCTGGGATTTCTGCTGCTCAAGGGATAATTCGTGGGACCGCTATAGCAGCAGCAGGAGTTGCATCGATAGTTCCTTTTGCTGGACCCGTAGTGGCATCGGGAATCAGAATGAGTGGGGAAGTTGGTGCCAGAACTGTGGGAACTGCGATGAAGGCGATTGTCCCTTTTCTTGAATTCGGTGCCGGACCAGCCACGGCAATAGGTATGGAAGCGTTAAAAGCGTCAGGTGTAAAGTTGCCTGGTTTAGAGGGCTTTTCGAAAATTATAGAAAGCAAATTACATGAAATGTCGGAAGAAATAACAAGACTAAGATCGTGGACCGCTGGGGTTCAATTAGCCATTGATAATGGATCGAATGCAATAAAAGCGTCTGTTGGTGCGGATTTATCGCCAAATGAGGGGTTTGTTGTTGGACTCATGGGAACGTCGAGGATGATAGGTGAGCTTAATTACGAATTACAGGCAAACATAAAAAAAGTAGTGTACTCCCAGGCTTCAGAAGTTATTAAAAAGGGGATTTCCCAGGCTCCGGGGAGTGGAGGTTGAATTAGATGCCAGCAGTAGACCGTGAATTAGCGATTACCTATTCCACTCTCACGATTGGTGGGACAACGGATAGGTTGATCGATGGTTATATCCGAATAACAAAGTCCTATGAGACCTCTTCCGTAGAGTTCGATTTCGTAATTTCCGCATCCACCGAGGCAGCATTCGCAACAGAGATCGCATCTGTTGAAGCGATATTCAGGACTCCATTCAAGAATCTTCTTATTGAGCAGGGTTCGAATACGATCTTGTCGTTGAGTCATAGCGGTAATACCGGATTCAATACGAAACCGACAATCATGAAAATGGAAGACCTGAAAGATACGGGTCGATCCAGACGGTATACGGTTCGAATTGATTGCGAGATGCCAGCGAATAACGCTCCCACAACCGGGATTTTGGATTCGCAGGTAAATGTTGCGTATTCTCCTGCCAGGAAAAGGTCCGTTACCATCTCTGGTGCAGCGACTGCGATTGTCGGGGATGATGCGAGAACAAAGTATGAAGCGATCATTTCCTCCTTTTGTGCGAGTATTCTTACGAGTCTCGGTGGCACGTATGAATTGGGTGATGAGCCGAATACAGAAACAGATTACGAGAACAAGACCTTACGATTTACTCGTGTTTTTGATGAACTGATCTACAGTCAAGCGGGTACGACAGATGACAGTCGAATTGTTCGCCAATCACTCAAGATTAGTCGTAGTCAGATCGGGCCTGGGGATACGGTTAATTCGGGTGCGGAACGTCTTGTCAATCTTTCTTGTGTTTATTCAGCATGGATAGACAAGGATGTTACCCAGGATCTCCGTGGGGTTTGGAGTTCGATAAAATCGTGGGTCTATGATCAGATCAAAACAACCTTTGCGTCTGGTGCGATTGCCATAACCGAATCCGCTCCTGATTACGATTATGATGAAAACCAGATAACGATTCAGATTGCTGCGGTTGGATCTACTGGATCAAGCCTATTGGAGCATAAGCAGACGGTGCAGGTTAAAACGATGGAAGGGAAAATCCTCGTTCCAGCTTGGACCGGAAACGCAATGTCCAAGTATTTATATCAGGGACCAAAGACGGTCAGGAGGACTACAACTACAACCCAAAGAACTCTCATGAGTGCATCTCAGGGGAACTCTTCTGGTGGGTCTGGTGGAGGTGGATCTTTCAGCGTAGGAATTGGGGCAAACGATGGATTCAAGTTCAATCTTCCGTCTGGATCTGCTGGAGCATCTTCGTCTACCAGGGGTTCAGCCGAGGTGAAAGCAAAGTCGGATGACGCAGGTCCAGCGTTTTCTGTAGTCAAGAACGATGACAAACCATCCGACTCCCGGTGGATCGGGATCTCTTACGATATAAGTCGTTCTCCATTGCGACTTGGTACGGACAGTTTCACGTTTGATGTTTTAGACAAAACGTCAGTACTCGTGGAAGAGGCATATACCCCCATAGCATCCGCTCCCGCTTCATCTGTAATAACTCCATCGGACGCTGTTTATGGTGCCTCTGACCCAAGAGGTATATAAGAATGTCTACATCAGCAACTCTTGGTGGATTCCCTCTTCTGGCTTCTGCTCCAGTTTCATGGACCTTGTCCAGTGGGGTAACTCCTCATACCGCAACATTCGACATGACTCCCGATCATGTGAAGCAACTTATATCCAGAGCAGCAAGTACCAATCTTCCTGTCGAGCTTCGCATAGAATCCGGTGACCATACTCAGGTTTTCAGTGATCTCTATATCATTGGTAAAACACCGAGTATGGTTCCTTACATCGACAAAGTCGTTGTTGCGGATCGAAGGATTTGGTGGAGATACGGACATATAGGTCCAAGACGTTATAACTGGCGAAGAAGAGTGGGGTACAAGCGTCTTATATCTATCGACTCTCCCCAAACGATTCAGGACGTTGCGGATGATGTATGGTACGCACCTTGGTCTTTGAAAACCTTTGATCGCCTTGATGATGGGTACGCTCCATCGTCTGAGAAGTGGACCGCCTTGGACATGATTATCAATGTTATTGGTGCGGTTCTTCAGACGGAAAAGGATTACAACGGGGTCAACGTCCCGTGGCATGGATTAGACAAAGAACACGAATTAAAGCAATTACCTGTTGAGAATTTATTGCTCGACGATTCGGCAGATCAGGCATTTTCGAGGGCATTAGCGTATTTACCGGAGATAAGTGTTTATATCACCGCATCCGGTTCGGTTTGTTTCTACTCTCGTGCGTCCGGCAAGGAGAAGGGTATTGCTCGTTCCGCTGGTGCCCCGAAGGTAGGGGGTGGATTGATTCAGGCAATCTCAAATAGGTTTCGTCGTCCCAGGAAGATCCATGTTCTCTTTACCAGAGAGGTGGAATTGCGGTTTGATTTCGCAGAGAAGGATGAGGTTGAGAGTAAATATGATCCGAAAAGAAGCACTCTAAACAAGATCCAGAAATCTCAAAGAAGGGTGGAGAATGTTCTCCCTTTGCCAGATTTCAAATTAAACGACATTACTCAGGGTACATGGGTTGAGTTCAATAAAGCGGTATCCATGTGGAACGCTGAGGAATGGCCGAGTATCGCTGGGGGGACAATAAAGAATCTGAAGTATTTCAGAAGGGCTATGGTTCCCTTCATTGATATGTGGTCGAACCTCAATCTTGCTGGATTGGTGAGGTCGAATGCGGATTGGTTGTCTCGTGTTAATTCAATCCAGTCAAATTTCCGAAGGACGTTTAAGATCGTTCCGGCATGGTGGGATCGGATATTATCGGTCAAGGCACATCGGGTTGCTCTTATAGATGCGGAAACGGGATCTCTTGCACCTTCTCTTGTCTATTCGGACTTTTGCCGAATGAACAACCAGAGGTCTCAATTCCGAGATGCTTATGCTTCGAAGGAAAATCCAGATGGAAGCCGTGGAGGCAAGGTCTTTTATTGCATTAACGGATCGGCATATCCGGTCAATAAGAGTGCGAATCCTAATGGTGAACCTTGTGAAGAATATCCGTTTTCAAAACTCGACTCACAGATTGCTTCTGATGCAAAGATCACGATAGCGGATCAAGAGCAGGGGGTTTTTCGGGTTGAGTATGTTCCCGACATTTTCCATGCCTATGATGTGATACTCCCTGGTCTCCTTGAGATGAGTGATACTGGTTATACGGGTGGGGATTTGCCCTTGGAAGCGGGACCGTCTCTCGACCTAAAGGATCGAGCCAAGGGGATAGCTTTTGATACTGTTGCGGGGATTCGTAAAGGTGCGAATGGGGAATTTCAATCCTCTCGTCCACAGTTAAAGGCTAATCATAAACTGGCTGTTGTTTTGACTGCTATTCCTGCGACATGGAACTCTTTCGATAGTGGTGGGAAAGAGGTAGATCAGCAGTTAGAGAAGATAACTATCGACCCAAGCGATCCAGAGAACAGCGATCTTTTGGATATGGTTCATCCGAATGTCAAGAAGGACATCAAGGACGCATTAGGACCGGATCTTTATATTCGGATTGGTGCCGGGGTCGAGGTGGCAAGGATTGGGTGGAGCGACGATAAGTATCAAGAGATCGAAAAGATTTTCGGAGTATACAATGGTGGGGACGATAGCCCACCGAATCTTGGAGATCTTGTTATAAACCGTGGCTCGAATGCACAGGGTGCCTCATTGAATCAGATCGCACTTGCGGTTGCTGCTCGAATCTACAGCGGTCATGTCGATCACTTGCAAGGGGCACTTAAGGGAGATCTCGTTCCAAACTTGCATCCTGATGGTTGGTTGAACTCGGTGACTTACTCTCTCGAAACGAGTGGTGAGGGTTCTGTTTCAGTCGATATGCCAGAGACGGTTACTCAGTTTGATCTAATGTCATTCATGGACGATTCGGCAAGGGCAACAATTATGAAATTGGCACAACCATGAGGGTTGGTGATAGTCGCAGTTTCGGTGGACCTGGTTTCCTCCCTCTCCAGCACGAGGGTTTTGAGCAGGAGGATTGGCCTCTCGACTTTCGTTGCTCTCTTATCGCTCTCAGGATATTGGGTCGAGAAGACAATAAGGGTGGAACAAAGAGCCTTAGTCAACAGGGACATTGGATCGAGGATGCGAATGCTCGTGGAGATCTGATCGGTGGAATGTATTGGCAGAGAGCAAGCAGACCTATCGGTGGTTGGCGATTCTCCTGGCCAGCAAAAACAGCGTCTGATCAGAGTCTGGACGAGGGACAGGAAGGTCCGAAGAGTGCCCAATCGACCCCCTCGATGGGATGGGATATACGTCAGGCTGGTTCCAAGATAACCTTTGGAGCAGGGAGTCCCAGTACGAACAAGGGGTTTGGGGTTGTACCGGGATCGTCTAATCGTAGCGGTACTACGATGATTGCTGCGAGAAGAGAACCCAAGAGGGACAACAAACCGGGAACGAAGGGTCCGAATCCGAAAGCTCCAGAAGTCACCGGGAGCGGTTCAGGGCATTGCAAGGAAATGGATACTGCATCCTTGTTGCCGATCTGGAAGAAGGATTGGAGCGGGGACAATCGTTTTGCGTATATGTCCTACCAAAACCCTATGGAGGGTGAGAAGAATCTCTGGCCGAAGTTCCCTCTCGATTGGTTTGGGATCGTCCTCTCTGCTGATAACGAGAACTATCAGGAAGAGCTTTTCTATCCCACCGATCCGAGGATGGTTGCGGTTCACTGTCATGGTGATAAGGAGATGGGATCTCTTGTCGGTGACATGAAGTCAGGATTCCGGGTTGATCCAGACAAACTTGCAAGACTTCAGTCAATCTTCAAGGTTGGTCATGAGATCGAGGGTGACAGTATCAGTTCGGAGAACCCGGTCATTGCGATCAATGTGGGCAAGAGCGGTTGTGATGACACTCTTGGTGGATTGATCTGGCAGAAGGGGAAGGGTAACTCCACCCCACAGGTCAGGGGTCCACAGAAATACACCCGTGTCGCACTGCCGTTCATGGATAATCCGAGTCATTCTGATTCAAGAAATTACGAAACGATCCCTACTGAATTAGTTGCTGAATTTAATCGTCTATCGAATTCGGGTCAGTTCGGGAAATCGGGACATGGAACCGGGAAATATCAGGAGTGGAAAGCGAAGGCAATCTCTGATCCAAACTCGACTACATCTGTCGCATCGTATGGTGAGGAGACGGTTGCTGTTCAGGAGGAGAGCGGGGATGGTTGTCCAAAGGGGAGATACGGTCATCTTTCTC